CAAAATGATTTTGTAATTACAAATAAACAATATTATATATCACAGCCCCAAATATCAATCCTCGTATCCATATCCAAAATCACCATCATTGTATAATCCTATTCTATATGGTGCTGGTAATCTATTTACCTTGAACATGAAGTTGTCTTTGATTATGATGCATTCCTTAGCTTTGTGCTTGGTCGCTTTAATAGCTGATCGAAGGGAGCAGCCATGTTGGAACATATGTGGGAGGGCGTATTTATAGAGCAGGAATTTATAAAAATAAAAAATACTACTGAAATTGATGCGCCCATTAAAGAAGTCATCATATGATCTAGCCCCAAATATATTATGAGCTAAGTTCTTATCTTCTTCTACCTCCTCTAACCCACCAATTATTCCTACTGACAGACCAGTTCCCCATTGTGATATTACATATCTCATGCTAACTCCTTCAGTATTTTCGAACCTTTGACTGTGATCTTACGCTTACCATCTATCTCCATGAATCCGCTTCTTAGGAGGTTGTTCTCTGCATCGAGTTGGATGGCAGAGCGAGACATCCCGGTAACAGCAGACAGCATCTGGAGGGAGCTGGGGCCGTTAGACTTAAGGACATCAAGGATCTGGACCTCTAAGTTGGTTAGGCCATGCGGCTTGATACCTAGAAGCTGTTTCATTTTCGCCCAAGCTTTCGAGTCAATCCTTGGGTTGTTATTGATTTCACAGAACGCTTTAATCTCTAAAGCCCTTTTGATAGCGCTACGAGCGTTACCCCGAACAGTTTCAGCAATCTGACTAAGGACAGACCCGTCGAATTGAATCCAATCAATCTTTTTCTGAATGATATGAGCAAGCTCCTTGGAAACATAAGGTTTAAAATCAACAATAGTCATACGATCCTTCAGTGGATCGAAGATCTTGTGGAGTTCAGTAGTCGCAAACAAGAAATTCTGTTTTTGGAATTCGAACGTCGCGAAACCTTCTCCAATCGAAACCTGCTTACTCTTAGCCCCTTCGGTATTGAATACCGTCAAGAATACTTCAGCCAGATCCTTGGGGAGAGCATGGCACTCATCGAAGAGGACAGTGATCTCCTCGCCAGCGATAGCTGGCATGAAGACCTGCTCGAAAAACTGTTGGGAATTACGGATTGTCCCGCAGTTAATCTCAAGAAGTTTTCTTTTGATCCCTCTAGCAAAATCTTTAGCAAACTCAGTCTTACCTAAACCTTTAGCTCCATTGAGCATAATCGGTGGAATGATAGAGCCAGCCTTGTGAGCTTTGGCGTAAAAACCAAGGCGACCCTTGACTTCACTCTGACCTACAAGTTTTTCAAACATAGCTTAGTGGATTTGGAATTGGATAGTTTCTGTAGCTTCAGGCTCGTCAGTGACTGAAGAAATAGTCAAGGATGGAGTAGATGATTCTTGGATCTCAACACCAATATCCTCTATCCACTTCTTACTTACGGCCACCTTAGCGTTAGGGCCAAGATTAGCGTTAAGATCAGAGAGTTTCACTTTGATGAAACTAGTTGAACCTTTGGGGCGACCACGACCTCGTTTTGTTGTATTATTCATGACTGGATTTAAGTTAAGCTTTTGTTCTCTGGGAGTCAATTTTTTTTTGATTAAAATATGAATTATTATTCAGACCAAGATCTTGAGGGCGGGGATCAGGGGCATTCTTCTCAGCCTCCTCCGCTAACTCAGCCATGATCTGATGATACTCTTCATACTCTTCCGGGGTATTAAAAATGGGATGTTCGAATTCCATAACGAGGTCATTATGAATCATCGAACACCCCATAGCAAGGCTTTTTTTGATTAAATTTTAATTTAAATTACCATCACGCTTTTCTTTTAACATTGCTTTAGCTAAAATGGCATAGTTCACTATATCATCGCAAGCATCTTCAACACTTTCATTTGCGACCTTCAACTCCTTGTCATTAGTGAAAGACCTAATCCTTTGGATTTTGTCAATAACCCTAAGTAGTAACCCTTGCACTGGATCAATCCCAAGGACAGATGCAGCATTGAAATTAGCAAAGGGATCTTTAGAAGTCTTTCCCCCAGTGTAATCACTGTTTTTTTGCCTCATAATATCCCTGCAAGTCTCACAGGTCTCTTTATGCATATTTAGTAGTTCTTCAGTTGTCATAAGATTTTTTTTCTTCCATTTTCTGTATATGTTTTTCCCACATCCCCTCAGTGGAATTATCTTTTTTATATTTTTCTATAAACTCCTCTGCCCTCCGTATTCTCCTTATAGCCAGCTTAGATCTAGCCTCTGCATAAACTTGATAGGGGAATTTGAACCAACAAATTAAACCGACAATCAAGCCTAATGGAATCCCAATCACGATAGAACCAACAAAAATAAATAATTCTTCAAAGAAGCCCTTCATATATTACTTAAAAGTATTTAATTTATCCTGAGTGAGAGCATACCCTTTTCCATGCCCCAAATTAACGACATTGTCTTCTTTGATTAAGTCCTCTTTAGAAGCCCAACCAACAAAATCTATTTGATTATTATCTATAATACCCAATACATATATATCTACGTCTGGATTGACCTTCATTGTTGAAAGTAATCTCCCGGTTTTATATGTAGTCGATTTTATATCGTAGCGCTTACCATTGAGTAAGCCATCAGCACTTCCACTGCGAGGAGTCAAACCTAGATCAGGAAAAGTATTAAATCTTTTTGAGAATGCGTATTCAGCCATCACCCCAAAGACATCAGCTTCAGCCCCATCCTGCTTACCTATCTTGGCATCCTTAACCCCTGAGTTCCTTGCGATTAACGAGCGCATCCGACCAAGCATTTGGCAAACTGTAATTTCATCTGGCTCAAGTTTTATTTTCATTGATTAATTATTTTAAAATGTTTTTTTATTGATCGCAGAAATTGATTAGTTTTTTTAATAAAAATTTAAAAATTTTGCAAAGATTAAAAATTATATCCTATATTTGGAAATATCGCAGTCGATCTGGGCTTTTTGAGACGAGTCCACCAAACTTACTTATTTTTTTTAGCTTGCTCCTTCTTGATTTTATCGTAGAACTTCCCTTTCTTTGAATTGTCAACCATGAAGTCCCCAAAAGGCTGCTTTTTATTCAATCCGAAAATTTCTTTTAACCTCTTTGTTTGCTCTGGATCGAGGTTCACATCAAATTTATTTTTATTGCTATCTTGTTTCATAAAATCTTAGCTTTTTTATCTTCTATAAAGTAACACCAGTATTAATAACTCCACGACAACTAATGTCAATATTAATATTTCTTGAATATGCATTTTTTAATTTTTATTAATCGTTCCAATGCTTAATTGTATTCGCAATAATGAATCCACACGTTGTTATGTGGATAAGCCACCAGAACGTTCGGATGAGAGCGGCAAGGTCAGCTTCTCGTGGGTTATCTGACACCCGCTCACCCATTGTCCTACACCATATTCTCCATAATTTAGATTTCAAGTCTCCTAACTCTTACTTTAACAAAATGAACCTGCAAAGATTAGAAGGGCATCTCACGAAATTGCATTCGCGGCTTCGTTGCATAACATCACGAGACAAATAAGTGTCCCATTTATCTTTTGTGTTCCAAGGTATCATGATGGCCCCAGTTCTAGATTTGTTGACGATCCAATAAGCATGAGGTGGATTAGCTGTTTGTTTTTTTATTTTATACTCCTCATCCACTGTAATCATCTTAAACCCAAATTCATCAACTGATTGGAAATCTCTACCGCTTTGTTTTACTTGATGAGGAACCGCGACCTTCAGATCGCATTGATCTTGAAAAGAATACCTATCTTCCTCACTTGGGGTTACAGAATGAATGGGTAAAATAACATCACGCCCATTTCCTTGTATATGTTTAGCGACTGCAAAAACAGCAGCCCTGCTATTTTCTAAATCTGAAGTGAAGTCTTCGTACGTTTTACTAGCCATAATTAATCTACTCCGCCGTTACAATGATATATTAATATTTTTATTCTGCGCTAATCACGATATAATCATGAAAGTTTTTGTAACTCTCAGCATATTCGACACAAGACTTGAAATCTCCTGCATGGTCCACATAAGAAGAATCAATAACAAAATACTTACCCTCTGGGATTATAGCTGGTTCAGCACTTTTAGCTAAATGAGTAGAAGATATCCTCCAACCCTCGCCATCACTCTTAACAACCGTTTTAAATCTTACTGTATCAGCAGGATGAGCATCTTCCCCATACCAACTGAGCATTTTATCCAGTTGCCACTTAGTGAGCATAACATGGGCTTCAACATTCTCTGGTGAAACCACCTTAACAGTCTCCCTGACCTGTATTTTAGGCTCTTTATAGCCATGCCAAGCAGCTACACCCCACAAAGGGAGACAAACAGATGCGAATAATAGTGTTTTTTTCATAATCTAAATCTTTGAATGTTTTTTTCTAGCTCTCGGCGTGTTCTTCTTTGAAGTATTTTCGGAGACACTCAAGTTTATCATCAGCATCTACCAAAAGCTCAAGAGATTGCTTACAGTTCTTCCAATAATCATCTGTGGAGTGGTCACCTATCCCAGCCGCATGATCAGAAAGTAAATCAAGGGATAATAAAGCTTTTTTTCTATCTGCAATTGCTTCTGTCCAAAGCATATCATATAATTGTTTTCTCATAATTTTAAAAAGGTTTTCTTTCTTTAATATACTTCACTAATATCTTCTCACCCCGTTTATCATATTCAAACCACCACTCTTCAGTGTAGCCAAACTCCCTAACAATTCTATATATTATGCGACCTAAATCGTCTACCTCAAAATTCTCGAACATATTATTTACCTAGTTTTTGGTCTTTTAAATTTTAAGTAGTGTTTGAGTAATCTTCTTGTCTTTTTGTTTCTACTTAAGTCTTGTTTCTCTACAAACTTTAGATATTTGTATTTCTCCACACTATCTAACCTCCCACTCGTAGATTTAGGATTGACAAACTGCCCATCATACTCACCTCCCTTGAATACATGGAGGCCATTTTTACCCTCTATAGAAATTGGACATTTATTCCAATTTTTAGGTTCGGATTTAGGTTTTTTATTCCGATTTAAAAAAGCTTTCAGATGTTTAGATCTGTATAATCTGTCTTTTCTCTCCTTTTCTGTCTCTTTCTTTGATGAGTTACCTGTATTACTCTGGTTACGAGTCATCTCTTCGAAGTTTGGTTTCTTGAAATCTACAGACAAGATCTGTTTTAAATCATTACGAAACCAGTGAGGCTTCACCCCAAACAAACCTGCATAATGAACGATGCATTCAATATCACTATGACTAAGACAAAAATACTCTGTCCTCTGCCTATCATCTGGTCTTAATAACCTCTTAGAGGAGAGCAAATTATGTAATATGATTTCATCCAACCCATTTAAACCATCAAAGATACAAACCAATTTTAAATTCGAACCACTTTTTCTAGTCTGCCAAGAGTTCGTTTTTCTATGCTTCCCTCTTAGAGAAATTAACCTCTTAGATGGGTTTTTTGATACACCTATTTTAATCACAGGGTAATCAATGTAGCTCTTATCCAGAATTAAATACAATTTTTGAGTGCTTTCTTCGTTGTGGAATAGGTCGAAATTTTTGTTCCTAAAATTTATTATGGCTTCATCACCCAAACATACTGACTTGAATATATAATCCTCCATGACTTTGTAGGAATCAAGAGTTGCCCCAAATAAGGGATTATCAGGGTTAAACCTATCCTTGTAAAGCAAAAGAAGATCCCTTTCATTTACATCTCTCAAATGCTCTCCACATAGATCTCCTTTGCAGAAAATCCGACTAGGAGATAAAACGCTACACAGTCCTTTCCTATTAAACATACAAATCTTTTGTTTTTACATTGTTGACTTCTTTTCTTATGATAACAATAGGATCATTGTAGAAATTAGCATCTAGTATACTCTCTTTGTTGTATTCCCAATAGACCAAAGCCTCGCTTTCATCATGAAACTCTGGTGTATTTGGTATAGGTTGATA